TACTAATATATTTTATATTTTTTTTTTAAAAAAAAATAATTTTAAGATTATTTTTTTTTTAAAAATAAATATAAAATATATTAGTATAATGTTCAATTCGATGAATAGTATGCCTCCTCCTTTAGCTCAAGTTCCTGGGACAACACAAATTGATTATGATACTATGTTTAACTTTCCACATTATTCACATTCACCCCTACCATATCAATTTAATATATGTATAAAATTTACTAATTTATATATACCTATTTCACAATATATTGTATCAGATATTGTTAATAATTTATTACCAAATATTAATTATAGTGATAATGTTACTTTTGGTCATTCTAATTATGATTCAGTAATAAGTAATTTAAATCCAATAATTTTAGGTAATCAATCGGTTACACCAATGCGATCTATTCCGGATCCAATAAAAATTAAAATTATTGACTATGTGATGAATATAATAAACACACAAGGACTTTTACCAAAATCTTTACCAGTAAATTTACCATTCCAAGTTCCAAGTCCATTAAATGCTACTTCTTTAGTAAACACAAATTATAATATTAATATTTCACAAGATTCGTTAAATACAATATTTACTATAACTGGTTCTTGGGGTGGAATAAGAAAATTTGTAGATAAATTACCTAATTTATATATTCCACCAAATTTACCACAAAATGTAATTACTTGGAATAATATGCATATTGATTTATATGATCCGAATTATGATAATATTCCAGTTGGTGTTCCTGATTTATTAACATATCCTGGAGAACATTATTATGAAATAGCAGCTGTTGATTATGTTCAATCTCTTCATACAGATTTAAAAAAACCAACAAAATTAAGAGGATTTGTTCAAATAACAGGTCATGATAATTTAGGTAATCCAATATATGATATTAATAATGCTCATCATTTAGGGCCAGTAATTTTTGCTAAAAAAGATGTTCCTGTTAGATTTAAACTTTATAATTTATTAGATTCAGTAAATCATGATGGCAAACTTCCAATCCCTTGCGATTCAACAATAATGGGTGCTGGCGAAGGACCAAATGGTACACCTGAACTATTTTCTGAAAATAGAACAGTAATTCATTTACATGGTGGTAATACACCATGGATTAGTGACGGAACCGCTAATCAATGGATCGCTCCTAGCACACAAAAAACATCTTATAAACAAGGTTTTTCTAATTATTCTGTTCCTGATATGGCCCAATGTCAAATTGGAGAAGGTACTGCTACATATTATTATACTAATGATCAAACTTGTAGATTAATGTGGTATCATGATCATACATATGGCATTACAAGATTACAGGTATATATGGGTTTAGTATCAGCATATTCATTAACAGATAATGTTGAACAATCTTTAATGGATGATATTCATTTACCTGATGTAAATCATACATTCCCGTTAATTATACAAGAAAAAATTTTTGTAGCATGTGACGAACAATTACAATATTCTGATCCTACATGGATACAACATAGAAATACAATTAATCCGCAATGGGGTGATTGTGGTGATTTATGGTTTCCACACGTATATACTCCAAATCAAAATCCTAATGATCCTACTGCATGTAATAATTTTGGTAGATGGGATTATGGTCCTTGGTTTTGGCCACCAACTAATTTACTAAATTATGAAATAATTGATGATATGGGAAAGCATATTTCTGCAATACCAAATCCAACATGTGTTCCAGAATCTTTTTGTGATACTCCATTAGTAAATGGAAAAGTACTTCCTTTTATGGAGGTTGAAGCAAGATCATACAGATTTAATGTTTTAAATGCAATGAATGATAGAACTATAAATTTATCATTATTTAAAGCAGCTTCTAATGATCTTACGAATTATACTTTTGATGAATTTGGAAATCCTATTCCAATTTGTTTAGATAGTGGTGAAACAGTTATGGTACCGGCTATTGGACAAGCGGGATGGCCTGCTAATTGGCCAACTGATGGAAGAGATGGAGGTGTTCCTCATCCGGCTACTTGTGGTCCAAACATTTATCATATTCAAAATGAATGTGGTTTCTTGCCCAAAGTAGTAGTTCATACACAACAACCTGTGAATTATGAATATAATAGACGAAATATTATTGTATTAGATGTAAATGCAAGTAATTTATATTTAGCTCCTGCTGAAAGAGCTAGTATTATTATTGATTTTTCTACATGTAAACATGGGGATATTATTCTTTTATATAATGATGGTCCTTGTCCAAATCCAGGATTTGATCCTAGAAATGATTATTATACAGGATGTCCTGATAATTCAGGAACTGGTGGTGCTCCTACTACTCTAAAAGGTTTTGGACCTAATACTAGAACTATTATGCAATTTAGAGTAGTTAATAAGGGTTTAAATGGTAATGTTTTAAACAATCATGACCCAAATATGATTTCTAATCTTAATAATACAATTCAAAATGCTTTCTTATCATGTGGTCAAGAGCATCCTATTGTTCCAGCACCTGAGTATGATGATTTATGGTGTGTATCTAACAGAGCAGGCGATTGTTCAATTTATGAAACTAATAATTCTGGATTAATTGATTCTAATTATCTTAATTTTAAAAATATAAATAACAGCGCTATTGTTACACCTGTTATAACAAATGGAACAATTTCTAGTTTGACAATTGATCAACCTGGTGTTGATTATATTCCTAGTACAACTATAGTTACTATAGACCCACCACCAAGTTCTATTCCAGCAAAAGCTAGAGCAGTTGTAGATAAAGATCCAAACAATAATTGTTTTATAATATCTAATATTATTCTTGACAATCCTGGTAAAGGTTATCTATCACCACCCAAGGTATATATAGGTTATCCCAACGCTATAGATATTCAAGCTATTGCTATTGCTATTATAGATCCTTTATTAGGTTCAATTACTGATATTGTTGTAAATAAAGATAATTTTGGATATTATACTCCACCAAACATAAAAATTAGTTCTCCTAATTCTTCAACAGGAATTCAAGCAACTGCTATTGCTAATATTTCAAATGGTAAAATTGTTAGTTTTACTATTACAAATGCAGGAACTGAATATTACACATTACCTAATATTTTAATTGATGTTCCACAAAGTAATGTTACTACAGGAATTGCTCTTGGTAACATGGGTATGAATGGTATGACTTTAGGAAATGCTAATGCTATACAAGCAACTGCAGAATCAGTAATTAATGGAGATGTATTAACATCTATTATTATTACAAATCCAGGAACTGGATATGATCTAAATAATTTACCCTCTATTTTTATTGATCCTCCAGTATCAGCAATAGTTGACAAAAATGATATTACATTTGCGAGTGGATATGTAAGTAAAATTATTAAATTAGAAAGTGGAACAAGCTATACAAATAAAACATTAATAAGTATAACTGGTGGATTTGGTGATGGAGCACAACTTATTCCAGTATTATCTAATGGACAAATTGTAAATATCAAAATTATTAATCATGGTTCTGGTTATTTTAATGTTCCATTAATTAACATTGATCCACCAGAGAGTGTTGGAGGTGTTACTGCACAAGCCATAGCTATTATTAATGGTCGAGGACAAATTACTGATGTTAACATTATTAATAAAGGTTCTGGATATGTTTCAAATTTAGATCCAACTACAGGAATTAATATGTTGCCAAATGTAAGTGTAACTGGAGTAAAAGGATCTACTGATATTTTACCAGAAGTTGTATGTGAGTATTCTTTAGGTGAAATTTTTAGTGTAGATGTGATAAATGGAGGTTATGGTTATTTTGATATTCATGGGAAATCACTTGTAAATGCTGTGTTAAATATTAGTCTTCCTAATCCAGGAGGAACTATTGCAAAAGGTTATGCTATAATCAATAATGCTCAAGTATTAAAAATTATTATTACTGATCCTGGTTCTAACTATTCTTCTCCTCCAGAAATAAGTATTTTTACAACAATCCTACCCATAAATCCTGCTAGTTTTAAAGTTAATCATATACCTATAGGCGGAATTTCAAATATAAACTTTAAATTAGATAATCTTGGAAATCCTATTGTAGGATTTGGATTAACCTCAAATCCAATTATAGATTTTATTGATGATAATGGTTCAGGAGCTAATTATAAATTTGAATCAAAATTAATAACTTCTATTGAATCTTTAAAAGTAACAAATGGAGGTTCTAATTATGATCCAAATAATCCACCAAAGATTTCTGTTATAGACCCTATGGGAAGTTATTTAACTATTAATGTTGATAGTACTGCTATTCAAGAGTTATTTGATCTAAAATGGGGTAGAATGAATGCAACATTTGGTATTGAACTTCCAAAAACAAATAAAACAATTCAAACTACTATTCCTTATGGGTTTGCTGATCCCCCTGCTCCATGTGAAATTTTTGATTTCAATAATTGGTCATTAGCACCTATTAGAGGAGATGGAACTAAAATTTTTAAAGTAGTTCATAATGGTGTAGATACACATTCTGTTCACTATCATTTAATGCAAATTCAATTAATTAATAGAGTTGGATGGGATGGTGCTATAGACCCAATTTTACCTGAAGAGTTAGGATGGAAGGAATCAATTAAAATGAGACCTCTTCAAATAATATTTATTGCTATGAGACCTGTGCCACCTAAAACTCCTTGGGCTATTGGTAATTCTATAAGACCTTATTCTACAATTATGCCTGTTGGATCTACTTCACTTTATGATTTTGCTAATATATCACCAACAACTGGACAATTAGTTAATGTAACAAATGATATTTATAATTATGGTTGGGAATATATGTATCATTGTCATATATTGGGACATGAAGAAAATGATATGATGAGAGCATTATCTTTTAATCTTCAATATACAAAACCATATACACCTGATTTATCTGCTATTATTGATAACACACAAACATTTGTTTCTTTAAGTTGGTCTTTTACAAAAAATCCACCATCTTTTCTTAAATATGATCCTGCTGAATATTATGATATTGTTATTGAAAGATCTATTAATGATGGGTTCAATAGTAATAGTACTCAAAATGTAATTTTAGCAGATGTTTGTGGTAATAATAAAAATTTAACAGTTAAATCATTAAATTTTATTGATAATATTTCAAATTTAATATTACCTAGTGTTGGAATAATTTATTATAGAGTAATTACTCAAAATTCTTTTGGTTTATCGTATTCTCAAATTTTTCCTATAGTTATAAATGATCTTCCCAAAATGCCTGTTATTACTGATGTAACATGTTCTAATATTAATTGGAAACAAGACAAATCTGTGACTGGGAGTGATTTAATAACTGGTTATACAGTTAATATAAGTGATATATATAATGGTACAACAACAAATTTACCTTCTATAAATGTTCTAGGAAATGTATTAACAACTACTTGGTCACCTAAATTAACACATAGATATATTATTACAGTTATTGCATATAACATAAATGGTTATACTTCATCATTACCATTTGATATATATTATGATATACCTCTTCCTCCAACTGGTTTATTACTTACTCCAAATAATTTATTATGGGATAAATCATTATATTCTATTGATGCTCCTAATAATTTTATTATTACTTATGATGTTACAATTAAAGATACATTTAATAATATAACTACAACCACTAATACAACCACAACTACAAATTCTATACCAATAACTCCTATATTAGATCATAATTATGAATTTTTTGTTTCAGCTTCCAATTTAATTGGAACATCAAGTTTTACAAATTTAATTAAATTATGGTGTTTATTAAATGCGCCATCAGGTTTAATAATGAATTCACCTACATCTTTTTCATGGTCACCTGGACCATTAATTACTAATAGCCCATCATTAATTAATTATACATTAAATATAAGTTCTATTATAGCAGGTGTAATAACAAATGTTCAAACTATTAATTCAATCACACCATTTGTAACTATACCATTGTTAAAATATGATATTGCTTATAATTTTTCAGTTACTTCAAATAATGATGCAGGTAGATCGTTGTCTTGTGATTTAAATAATATTTTATATTCTGTTCCTAATCCCGTTACAAATTTACATGTTATTCCAAATTTAATTTCTTGGACATTACCTTTACCTACCAATATTCCTATTACAAGTGTAGAGATTACAATTGTTGATAATAATGGGCCAATTCAAATATTATCATTACCAGGAAATGCAATATCAACAATTTTTAATATGAATAATAATACAACTTACAATATTTCTGTAATATTGGTAAATATGTTTGGGCAGTCAATACCCACAAATTATAGTTTTACAACTAATATTGTATCAACACCTTGTAACTTAACTTTTAATAGTAATAATATTACATGGACAAAATCAACACCAATTTCAAATATATATCAAGATAGTGGATATATACTAACTATATCTCGATTAGGAAGAGCAGATAAAATTTTTAATTTACCATCCACAGCATTATCATATACATATAATAATATTGCCCATGGGTTTATGCCAAAATTAAATAATTCATATAGTGCTACTATTGTTGCTATTGGTCTAACTGGAAATTCGCTAATTAGTTTACCAACAAAAATAAATTGGGGTTTGCCTAATTCTGTAAATAATATATCTTATTTAAATAACTTATTATCATGGGTAAATCCTCTACAAAACATTGATGATCCTGCAATAAAATCATATATTTTAACTTTAAATACAACTCCTTTTGGATCACAAACCACAACTAAAAATATATATAATATTTCTGGTCCTACCACATCATATAATTTACTTTTTACAAAAAATAATAATTACAAAATATCATTGGTTACTAGGAATATTGTTGGTAATTCTTTACCTGAGAGATTCAATTTTAATGCTGCTGTACCAAGTCCACCATTATCATTAAAATATGATAGAATTAATCATATTCTATCATTTGATAATAGCAATAATAATAATAATGTTTCTCCTATAATTTCATATACATTAGAAATATATGATGATAGATATAATAATATAACTTTAAAAACTGCATTAGCAAATCCTGTTCCTATTCATCCTTTAATTGCTTTAGATTTAGGTTTATCAACAACTTATACATTTCAAAATTTTACTCCTAATCATCGATATACTTGTGTCGCAATTGCTAATAATTTATACGGATCATCTGTAAGATCTAATACTTATAATTTTATTGGTTAAAAAATATAATTATTTATTATATTTTGGATATTTAAATATTTTATTTGTGTAGCATTTTAATAAATACATATTTTCAAAAAATCTTATAATATATCTTATTATGTAAGATATATTATGATAAATAATAACTATAGTATTTAATATTTAAATTAATATATATTGTTAATAATAAATGTCTTATGTTTATTTATTAGTTTCAAGTAATGGTTCAACATATGTAGGTGCTACTATTGATTTAGAACGCAGATTAAAGCAACATAATAAAGAAATAAAAGGCGGTGCTTACGCAACCAGTTCAAAAGTATTAAAAGGCGAAACATGGATTCGTGCATGTCATGTATCTGGTTTTCCCGATTGGACTGCATCACTTCAATTCGAATGGCGTTGGAAACAACTTTCCAGAAAATTACCAAAAAAAATGTATCCACTGGAGAGAAGGCTAAAGGCTCTTAAAGAACTCCTATCTCTCGAACAATCTACTTCTAAAGCCATAAAATATACAGAATGGAGTTCTCCTCCAGAAGTTCATTTGGAATGTAAAGAATCAACCGCATTATATTATTCTGAATAATCTACTTCTAAAGCTATAAAATATCTATCATTCCGTTTTTATCTACACATACTTCATTCGCCAATTTTCTTATAATTTTATTAATTCCATTATTATCATCAGGTGTTATAACACTAAATACCTGCTTAACAATTTCCACATATTGTGCATGTTTTTTTGTCTCGGTATTTTCCCATTGTGGGTTTTCCTCTTTCCATTCGATTAACTTCATAAAATTTTTGTGAGCTATTTGTCCTATTACTTTTTTCACATTATCTTGTTTATCATCTTTATTCCATACATCTCCGTCTTTAATATAAAGTGTTTCTCTCTTCTTATCCATACAATGCATTGGTCTTTCTGTTTCATCTAACTCTTTTAACCCCCTAATAAAAATGTTTGATATACCTTCCACATATCCCAGCTTTCCAACATTTTCTAATTCATTTGATTCTATCTTGAGAGAATTTATAAAATCATCCATATTCATTGCATTTTTACAGGTTTCATTCAAAAATACATTTACATTGAAATGTTTATTATGATTATTATTTATAATCGAATTATTTATATTCGGCGTATTTGCTATTTCTAATACTTTTTGTGTTAATTCATTGTTTTGTTTTAATAATTGCATGATTAATGCTTTATCTGTCATATGATCATGTATTTCTTCCGTGTGGCATTTTTCTTGGCATTTTTCTTGGCATTTTTCTTGGCATTTTTTGCTTGATTTGCATTTTTTATTATGAGACCATAACCCATTTCGTGATTTATATGTCTTGTTGCAAAACTCGCAACATAATGGTGTGCTGTCACAAATGTCACTATTTGTCCTCTTTTTGTGTTTTGCTGTCAATAAATGAACAGAGTAGTTATTTTGCTTGCTACATGAGAAGTCACATAATTCGCAATGATAATTTTTGGCATTTTTAGGCATTTTTTTTGTCACAAATGTCACTTATATTAGTGACAGAAAAAATGCCTAAATACTTTTTCGTAAAATATTATTATTTTATATTTTTTTTTATCATAACAAATAAAAATAATAATATTTCGGTTTTAAAGCTTTATGGTGAGAGTGTGTTTTTTGCAACGAAAAATGTTGAAAAGTATTTCCTCTTTTCGTTTTTGGACATTTTTTTTGTCCATTTTTAAAAAGAGGAAATACTTTTTGATAAAAATAAATTTAGTAATATTATACAATATTAAATAACTATTATCATTATATAAATATAATAATGAGTTCTGCTATGCAAGGATTCTCACCACAAGCAACTAGTAGCAGTAGTAGTAGTGCAGTAGCAGCAGGATTCGTATCACAAGCAAGTAGTAGCAGTAGTAGCAGTAGCAGTGCGGTAGCAGGTGTTGCATCGGCAGTAGCAGGACCCGCACCACCAGATGATAATTTAACGAATGTATTTAATACTATGCTTTTATTTACTAGTGTTATATTTCAAACATTGAATGATTTAATGATACAAAACTTATATGTCAATAATGATACGATAGTTATAGATAACCCTGATATACAAGCAGTAAACATTACTGAGTGTGAAGATTTAGTAGGCAAATTAATAATAGCATATAATCATAGATTAAATAGTTCTGAAATATTTTCTAATGATAAATCAGCATGTATAATTTATGATATGAAATCTTTAAATTTACTTCCTTCTACTGCTTATTCCAGTGATGATGCAATTAATGAGGCAATTGAAAGAATTGCTGAACAATTTTTAAAGTATGCTATTGTTGTTTGGATCACATCGATTAAAAGAATAACCGAAATAGAAGATAATAATGGTGCAGATGAATATAAATTTGGCGATACATTATTTTTAAATCCTCTTTTTAATGCATATGATGGTGTATTTCATGGTGTAGATGGAATACATGATGAAGATCCAAGAGGTGATATGGCTGGTTCAAAATTTACACCACAAATCCCACCAAATAAAGCAAAAGGGGGGTGGTGTTATTTTCAAGATAAAATTGGTGAGAAGTCAAAACATATGTTAACAAAATCTATTATGAAATCTTCTCTTCAACCAACACCAGACCAAAGTGATGATATTGCAAAATTTGTTAAATGGGATAGTTTGAATACAACATCTGGACATAAATTACTAGATCCAAGTGATAAACTATCTCGATTAGTGTGTAATATTGAATTAAAAAAAGAGGTAGTATTAACAAGTTATTCGATGATAGATAATTCAAATAGATATAATATTATTCAAGTTAATAGTGACAAAAAAGAATTAGCTAACACAGTGGTTCGTGTAAGAGATGTTTATGATTTGTCTAGTTTATCTAATATATTAACTGTTCTTGATTGTGCTGGTTTAACTAAACAAGAATTAAATTATCTTGCAAGTGGTGTTGAACCTGATAAAAATACTGGTGATGATATTGCCCAAGAAGATGATGAACTATTAGGTGGAACAAAAATTTTTAAAGGAGGTGCTAAACCACAAAATCAAAAAATACAATCAAGCAGTGATGGAAATATTTTATCTGGTATATTAGATTCCAGTGTTGGAAAATCTACAGAAGGATTGGATAAATTATTGGCTACCTACGCAACTGCAACTACAGGGATTTTTGGCAATTATGTTACTTTTTATTTACCACATACCCGTTTTCCAATTGATGATAAAAGAATTATATATATTTATCAGCGTGTTATAATTAAAATAAAAAATGCTAATGGCTCAGTAGCCGTTAAAAAAACCTATAAAATAATATTTGAAGCTTGGATAACTAATAAATCAACAAATCCTCAAAACTATCCATCAACATTTATTGGAAAAAGTGACCCATTTGAAATTACAGAAGATGATAAATGTCCTGGTGTTAATGATACTATAAGATATATTTTGTCGAAAATATGTGCAACTCAAGTAAATACCTATGATATATCATTTATTAATGATATGTATGGTATAAATTGTAATAATAATATGGAGAAATGTTTAACTGCGACAAAATTTTTTAATAATTTTCAAAAAGGATTTGAACAAATATTTACGGATGATATTAAGAAAAAATATAATTTAATAGTTTTAGATGTTGAAGGTGTTACTGATTATAAGTATTTAAATATGGCTTTTATATTTAGACAAAAGACAATGGGCGATTTTCTTAGATTAGCAGATGCTGCTTATATAACTTATATATTGTGGTTTCTTATGAATAAAAAAGGTATAGCAATTGAAACTACTTGTGATGGATATTCTTCTATAAAAGCAATTATTTCTAATAATACACCTATAATTTATTGTGGTGCTAAGATGTGGGGTCAAAAATTTACTATATATTCACCATTTGCATCTGATCCAGCATCCATTGAAAGAAATAACCAAAAGAAAGCTATTTTAAATTATCAAGATAAAGTAAATATATTAAGATCTTCTTTTGATATATCGTTAAGAACAATAAACGATTTTATACATCCTCTTCCTCCTTATAAAACAATACTGGATAGACTAAGAGATATTAATAAATTATTTATGGATATTTTTATTACAAATAAAAATAGCGAAGTTTTTTTTAATAGTGCATGTAAAGCACTTAATATTTTTAATTGTCGTATAATGACAACAAATAATGCTATTCAAGCTTTAGATCAATCTAGCACCAATCTAGAAGGTCGTGATAAAAGGAACAAGGAACGATTCAAACAAATAAACATAAATGTAATTGACGCAAGAAACAATTTATCAAGTATATTTGAGCAAAGATTATCTATTATTGCACTATTTATTATGTTAGATAAATATATAAAGAATATTTTATCATATTATGATTTTTTTGAGTCTTTTGACGAAATAATAGAAAAATTATGTATTAGTTCTTTGGGTATTGATATTGATGATAATTTAGCTGGTGGTTATGATTTGGCTACAAAAAATTTAGTTTTTGTAAATAAATTATTATCATTTATAATTCCTTTAGATATTCTTTATAATGTACAGGCTTTTTTAGACTCGTGCAAGGCAATAAATGAAGGTGATCAATCAACAATTATGGGTAATATAGAAATATTATTATTATTAACAATTGCTAAAGATGATTATACATATTCAACTTCAACACTATTTAATAGTGTATCTAAAAAAATATCGAAATTGGATTTTTCTGAAACACCCAATATTATTAATGCGAAATTTTTACAAACAATTAATGACAAAAATGATTTATTAATTGATATATTTGAGCAATTAAAAGATTTATCCAATGCTATACCGGAAGATCTTGTAGGGGATAGCGTCTTTAATGTCCCACAACAACTCATCAAAATTTCTAAAATTAATCATTTAGATAAAATTTTTTATATGAATGTACGAACTGATAGTTTATTTGAACAATTTAAACAATGGGTCGTTAATCCTGAAATTATAAATGTTGAAACTTTTATACCTAATATGCAAATATTTGGTACAATTACACCACTTTCGATTATTCTTGGAAAATTTCAAAAAATTCTAAATTATTATAGAGAGAAAAAAGAACAATCAGGAGGAGGTAAATTTAATTTTGATGAAAATAAAATAAATTTTGATGAGATTGAAAGTTTGGTTAATACATGTAAGCAGATTTATGTTACAAACGCACTACCCCCTTTTCATTTGTCATCAAATGAAAAAGATTTTGTAATAGATTATTTACCATTCATTCGAATTATCAATTTACAAGAAGAATCTTTGAATGCTGTGAAGGATTTAAAAGAGTGGGATACAACACTACATGATGAGAGCAAAATAGTAATAGATGCTTTCGCTTCTATTGAAAGAGGGAAAGAAGCATTTTTTAATAATAATTTATTTATGTTTGAAATGTTATTTAAAATGGTAATATTATCATTAGAATTAATTTCTGGCCAATGCGCTTATCCATATATTGAAGCGATGGTAACATCATTAAATGTTATTAATCATGAATTAGTAGCCAATATAAGTGATGATATTACTAAATCTTCTGAGGGAAACACAAGTGAATATGATTTTACTACATATGATGTAACCCTACTTCAGAATTTAAAAGTACCAAAATCTATTTTAAGTATTTTATATAGTAAATTAT